TATTGAATTTGCATTTACTCCAAGCATCTCGCACTTAAGATTAACGTTAGTTGCTTGATATGCTTTTGTAAGGTCTACCTCTATGAGCCAGTTAGTTTCCTCAACTACAACGCACTTATCAGCTCCTGGGCTATCTAGTAAATTTGTCCGCGAGGTAGCTAATGCGTTAAGCTGGGCGCGAGTAAATGTCCAAGTTGCTTCTTGTGAGCCTCTTACAACATTGCCTGCTGTATCCACGCATAAGTTAGCTACCGTATCAAGGTTAGTGCCTGGCTGATTGTTTTGTATTGGGTCTAAAGCCGAAGCACCAACAGAGCGAGATGTTGAAGTAAAATCACCAAAAACATTATTCCTAATTGATGTTTTATCTGATGATCGTAGCATAACATCTACATCATTTGAAACTGTTATGTCTGACATAATTATATTGGTCTAGCGTATTTTGAATTTGTTGTGGGTTGCAAGAAATTACCGCTATTGTCGCTCCTTAAATAGTAATAAGGAACATACGGAATTTGACTTGTTGACCTGTCCCGAAGTAGTGCAAGTTTTAAACCTAAAAACATGTTATAATGAAATTTTTAAACTTAAAGACATTTTAATTTAAAATCGGTGCAATGCAACTAAACCACCGCTAACAGACACGCCTGTAAATTCTCCATAAAGGACAGTGCCAGCGGTAAAAGAAGTTAGCAGCAGTGCTGGGTTAGTAACTTTGCTAGTTGTAACTGCATCCAAAGTAGAATCTTTAAGGAACTGTATTGCTCCAAAAGTTCCGGCAGGAGAGCTAGATGCGGAATTAATTATCGCAGAACCTGCGGAACTAAATTCTAGCGTTTGATTTTTTGAACTATTCATTTTATTATCGGGATTGTCTGTTTACGTAAGTTGAAATTCTTTTTCCAACAGTGTTATTATTAGTGAGTAATTCTAGTTTAGATAATTCTATGTCTAAATATTTCTCTCCTGTTTGCTCTTCTATTAAAGCTTTTTCCGTTTGACCGTCCATTCTTAGAAAGTCGGCATAAGAATTGTGAGCTATGTAATAAAAAAATTCTTGAGGGACGGATCTAGCTGCGGGGGAACTTGAATATCCTAGAACTGGAGTAAACTCTGTTTTGTATGTCACATATACATCGCCAGTCTGGTTTGTGCCTCCGGCTTGGTTTATAATATGAGCACCAGAAAAATCTACATAAAAGTCGTATTCTATTTCTGAATTTCTTTCAAAGGGTTTATTTCTATGTATGCGTAAAAATTGACCAATCCTTGCTTTTGATCCTTCTGAAACTGGAACAATTCCATTAGTGGCAGTTCTAGCTTCTCCAACTACTAAATATCTGGGCCAAGTTTCTGTAACTTCAAATGCTTCATAAAACCGACGATTTATAAAATTACGAATGTAATTAGTTTCTTCTGCGGTAAATTCATTTACACCAGCCAGAGACTTTATTAAATCAAATAAATCAGTATACGATCTGTTTTGCATTATACTTTGTTGGGGCTCAAGTCGCTAAACGTTTTGTTGTAATACTTTAAAAATTCTTTTGAATGAACGTGCTCTTGCCCGTATTTTTTAATCATTCTGAAATAGTCCCTTGAAGGGATTGTTGCTACGCATTTACCAAGAACTGGGTGCGTTTTGCCTCGCTCTTGGGTCGCTTCTTTCCGAGCAATGTTTGACCGTTTGGATTCAAAGTGTTTCTCTTCTTTGAAATTCCTTTTAATTTCATCAACAAAAGCAGCATCAATTGCTTCTTGTGTGATCTCGCTGGGTTTGGTAATTATTTCCATAATAAAAAGGCGGGGGGCTTTCGCCCCCCAACCAGAATTATTTAAGCTTGTCCGCGAATGATACCGTGAGCCTGTGGGTGATAAACACCGAGGGTCAAAGCACAATCCACAATACCACGCTCACCACCACCAAGATTTGGTAGACGAGAAGTTCCCATTGGGATCAGCTCGTGAACACCGTAGTATTCAGGGTTTACGAGGAAGCCAGAACCCTTGTTTGTTGCAGTGCCAAAATCGGGCATGCAGACAGGGTTACCATTAATGATTGACACGATACCGTGATCGCTTTGATAAAGCTCAACAGAGAGCTTGATCTGAGCAGATCCACCTTCGTAGTTTACATCACGGATGCTAGTTTCGCCAACAGCTGAAGATAAGCGAGCAAAGTCACTTACAGTGCGGCGGAGACCAGTGTTGGCAACGAGGCTAAGATTGTTAACAGAACCATTTACTTCAAATACAGAAGTAATAAGGTCGTTAAACGCAGTTTCGTTGAACGCTATTGCTGTATCGTTCGCTTGGCTATAAACGCTACTTTCGGGCGTTTCAAAACCAGCAGGAACTCCAACGCCAGCTGCAGGAGCGGCATCAATGTAAGCGGCAAGACCGTTCATCTTATAAGGAGTTGCAGCTGCAGCTTGTTGCTTAACGTTAGCAGAACATAGAGTTTTTTCTACGTCACGCTTTAGTTCACGAATTGCTTTAGCTTCAGCTTGTGCAATCTTAGCAGGGCCTACAGAATCAACAGCTTCTTGAAGCTCAGATACCTTGTAGTCACGACGGAACTTCTGAGTGAAGTTACCCATGCGAGCACGACCTTTAAATTGGTCGGTGAATGTAACAACATCAGCACCTTCGACGATTCCAGCTGTATCAGGAGCTGAAAGAACATCGACTGTCCATTCTGTGTCAGTTGCGGATGCCTTCTTTTTGGAGGCAGAGGAAAGAATCGGAGTTTCTTCAGGTGCAAGGATAGTCAAGACATCAGTCAAGTCCTCGCGATTGGAAACAGCCGACCCAGGATTTGCGGTATCATATGTATTTGAGAATGACATAATTTATACTTTCTAATTTATCGGTTTTCTAGTTGTAGGGTTCTTAATTTAATGAAGTCGCTGCTGTCTCCAGTATTTTTGAATTGTGAGTGATAAGCTTTTGCTTTCTTTTTTGCGCTGGGTCTTGCTGGTTTTGCAGCAGTTGACCCGGCTTTGGGTGGACTTAGCGAAGCTGTTTGCTTTACTGGTTCACTATTTGTAGGTAACGCCTTACGTCCGTATAGACTGTTAGCGGCGTGTGCCAATAAATATGGCAATTGCGCTTTCATATCTGGACTGGCTGACTTGAATGACTGCGCCAAACGGGGATCTCTAATCATAGCGTTGTATTTTTTGCTTACATCGTTATTTTGATCTTTCATCCAGGGGAGTTCTTCGATTGCTCTTCGAGCATATCCTTGTCTCATCTGAACGCCTTGAGCTTCATTCCTAATCGTATTAAACTGCATAGGAAGATGCTTCGTTTTAGACTTTCTTGCATTTTTTAATGCGTTTCTAACGTCTTTTTTGGTATAATCTTTACCTTCGACGCTAGTAACAACATCATTTGCAGTATAATCATCTGAATCAAATAAGACTTCTTCAGCCCATTCAATTACATCAGAAAGTTCCTTAGCTTTTGTTTGCAAAGCTTTTGGATCTTTTATGTCCTTATACGGATTTGATTGGATGTCTTCATCAGAATAATTAACTTTTGCTCGAGTTGATAACTGCTGTTCTAATTTAGCAGCTTTTTCTTCCGCAGCTTTTGCCTTGGCAGTAAGTGCGCCAAACCTAGCTACAGCTCGAGAGCCTAACTCTTTTGATAGATCCTTTAAATCCGATTCGGACAAATTGTCCAAGTCTGTTACCTTAGAAAGAACATTTGGTTTTTCTTCTTGCTTTACCTCAGCTTTTTGCTCTGGCTCCGCCTTAGAATTACCTTCTGTTTTTGCTTCACCCTCTAATCGTTTCTCAATAAAATCTTCTTGAGAAATATTAGATGGTTCATTTACTGTAGTTGACGCTGTGTTTTCTACGGAATCAGCGGTCTCCGTTTTAACTTCATTTTCCATGTTGTTTCCACTCTTTTACGCTGAGCGATAGCGATATTTATATATTAACATACGTATCAACCCCCTAAACTTGGGTGTTGATATTACGTAGAGAATCTTTATAGTCACACATTTCTAAAAGTTGATCGTAGGACAGGATTCGTCCTGAAATCTGTTGCACCTTGTGTGGCTCTGCGTCGTGAAGATCTGCAATCTGTTCGTCCTTGAGGACTTCAACAAACTGGAGGAATCTTACAAATGCACTATGAGTCTTGAGAGTGCTGATGTCGGTTTCTATATCAGTCATCTAATTCTTGGGCATATTTTCTTAGAGCATCGACAACTCGATCCATGCGCGGTTTTATCCCGCTATCTTCGTCTAGATAGGCATCAACATTGTTAGTAAATTCGTCTGCTGCTCCTTCAAAATTGCCCTCATTAATGAGTGTCAAAGTGTTTGGACTTACTTGGATTAAACCCCGGTATGCTGAATTTACTAATTCCATTTTTAAGTAAAATGGGAAAGAGTCAAAATCTTCTATTTTGTCCCTAACTTTTTTGTTTGCGTCGTCAATGTCTACTTTAAGCAATTCAATAGCCTCTTCCTCAGTAATACCATCGTCATACGTGCCAGCCGCTTCTTCTTCGGCTGTAATCTTGTGACCATAGGCAACTATAGTTTCATCCTCGTCTATTACGTGAGGATACCACTTGTTGTCTTCTTCATTTTTACCAGCTCCAATGCTATTTTCTAGCTCTTTGATAATGTCCATTTGGGAATCTAATTCATCTCCCACGTAGTATTGACTGGATGAATCTTCTTCGTCCTCTTCCTCATCTATAATATCGGAATACATGATGACATCTAAACCTACAGAATCTTCTTCACCCTCGATCTCTTCGACTTCTACTTCTCCTTGAGGCATATCAATCGGTGTGCGCTCAAGCATAGATTCTTCTCTGCTTTTGGCGTATTGATCTGCGCTCATTGACTTAGAAGGCACTGGAATTAATTCCTGTTCTTCGATCTCAGCCATTTCCATGATCTTATCAAGATCTTCTTGCGGAAAAAGTTTCATTAACTTTTCCATTTCTTCTGGTGTTATATTCATATTATTCAGCGTTAACAGGAGCAGTGCTAGTCCCGCCCATTTCAGCGGGTGCAGTGCCAAGTTTTCCGATTTCAGCGTTTTCGGCTTGTTGCATTTGGAATTGATATTGTTGTGCATACTTCTCAAGCCTTGCCTTAAATGCTTCGTCTTCCTGCAATCTTTGCATAATATCAGGCTGCATAGTGTATTGCTGAATTATCTGCATTGAAATTTGAGCACCGTTAGGACGGGCGTTGAGTTCTATACCTGCGTATATCTTAGCTAGATCGTCTGTAACATTCTTTTGTGCGTCTTCAGCAGCTTCCTCAGCAGGGTTAATAGCACCGTCGGCTAATACAGGATCAATAGATGCCGCAGCTAACTCTAACAGTCTGTCAATGTTGATTCTGCCGTTCCGATCAAGGCTTGTTAGATTGATCATTTGACCCAATCTCTTTTCTTGAGTTTCTGGATCTGAATTAAGAACGTCGTAAGTTACAAAAATATCAAAGTTTTCGTCGGGATCTCCTTTGTCTAGAGTCATCTCTTCCGAGACTCCTGTTACCCTAAAGAAAATTGAGTCAGGGCCAAACCTTTGGAAACACCTGTAAGCCTGGCGCAAGACTTCTGCCGAGTGACTTAGGAACTTGTCTACTAAGAATTGCTTCCTTACCTGACCAAGGTTTGACTCATCTAATCCAATTAGTCGGTCTGCTTGTTCTTGGAGGGTTCGTTCAATTTCAACAGAGCCAGTCGGAGCAGGAGGACTTGGAGCAAACTCAATATCCCCTTTCCTGCGGTAAGGAATGAATCGACCCGGACCATACTCGCGAGGTGCTTGACCTTTAGGGTGCATGAGTGGAGGCAATGTCGCCCAACTGTTCCTGTCGATCCGAGAATCTCTTTCAATTTTGATTTGATCTTGGATGCCTCGAAGGAGGTAAGATACTGTAGGGGTATCATATAGACGCTTGCTATCTTCTGATAGGCGAGTGACAACAACTGGGTAATCTTCATATCCGTTTAATAATTCAAATTTTGCATAAGGTTGAATGCTTTCTCCATTTATGGAGCTTAGGTTCCTGTGAAAAATAGTTTCATAGATTCCTTCTGATCCGTCATCTGGATCAATTAACCTTTGGTATCCATGAATGATTTCAATAAGTTCTTCAGCAGTTTCTGTAGAGTCATTGATGGCTATGTTAGAAGCTGGTGTGCTAGAGCTGTCTCGCTCTATACTGTCTCCAGATACGCCACGATAATGAGTAATTACATAATCTACAAAATCCTCATCCCAACCATCAGTAATAACTTTATTTTCTAATTCCTGTGCAGTATAAAATGTTCTCCAAAAACAAAATGGCGCACGTTGCGGATCAGTCACATAAGATGGAAAAAAGAAATCTCCGTCGGGTGAAAGTGTTTTAATGTCAGGAGCATCTACTTGCTGACGAACAATAGGAAGTTCTGCTTCCCCGTCTTTCATTAATTTTTTTATAGCAGCTTTAGCTTTCTTGTCGGTAACTCCAGGAAATAAAGCTTTTAACAATTCTATTGTGCTTTCTTCTCCAAAACCCTGAGCTAACGCTTCAGCTAAGTCAGGTGCTATTTCTGCTATTTGTTCGAGGTCAAGACGCTGTAAGAACTTCCTGTCCTCACGTTGCCATCCCACGTATGTAATTAGTATCCCTCGCTCTAACAAATAGTTAGCACCAAGCTCCATTTCCCTTTGGAAACGAGGGATATATCCAGACGAAACCATCCATTTAAGGAAGCTGGATACGACTTTAGCCCTAGCTAAGTCGTCTATCGCTACAGGAAACGCCCGTATGTTTGCACGGGCAAGCGATGAAACAAATAAAGATACTAGCCGAGTAATGCGCTCGTCAATAACATGGCTCTCCATGTCGGACGCGCCTTCCCAAGGAAACGCATCAGCTCCGTGCTTTCTGAGGTCTCGGCTTTTGCCGGGCCAGAAGTTTCGACGATCATCGTAGCTAGTTCTGCAAAGGTCAAAGTATGCACTCAGCTCAGATGTTGTTCTTTCGTAAGCAGAAATAAGTGTGCCTATGCTAGGCTCTTTTCCTACGTAAGTTAAATCTTCTTCGTATGTTTCGTTTTCCATAGCCAATTAAGATAATTATAACATACCTAGCAAGAGCTCTATGGCTAAAACAAATAAATCTAAGTATAGTTCTATTGTTTCGTTCATCCCTTAGGTGGTTTAACCATTTTATATTGAATTTCGTTATTAATACAGTCCATCTGAACATAGATGAATTTTAGCAACATATGTTTTTGTTGACCCAATTTAATCCTGACTGGGACGTTCTTGCATATATCTTTTAGGTTAACCATTACAAATAATGGGTTAGGGCAAAGACGGGTAACCCTGCCCCTGTAAATAACAGGTATATGCACTATGGAATCCATAGCTATTTGACCTGCTTCACTTATCCACATTCCCTTGCCTTTGCCGCTAAGCATATCCTCTTCTAGGTTATTAAAAGCAATGTCCTTGGCTTCCTCGAAAGATATTCCAAAGTCTTTGGCTATCTCTGTTAATCGTTTTTTCATTAGTATCCTCCTGATCCTACCTTGGTTGATTCAAGGCTGTTGTTTGTAAAATGATCTGGCCCTAGTCCCCCGTTAGCCATTCGCAAGTAGCGAATTAAATCAAAGAAATCTTTTAAAGCTTCGTCTGCTTTTCCATTCGACTGATAGTTTATAAGTGAATCAATTAAGTTACCGCACTCACTACTAATATAACATCTAGGTCGATTCGCTAAGTCGATGTCTCCATCTTCGTTGTATTCAAACCATTCGTCGAGTGCTACTATGCCGTCCTTCTCCATCATCCCAGAGCTAGGAACAAAGTCCATATTGTAGTCAGAAAATGATTGAAACAGGTCTACATTGTTCTCATTCTCTCTAGCAAAATACCTAGAGTCACCAATTCTCTCGTGAGCTACTACGCCCATATCTTGCTCTATCTCCTTAAATAAGTCTGCGTAGCCCTTTACGTCGTGACCTATCTTCTTGGATGCCGGCCCATACTTCCACTTGGGATCTCCAAATGTAGCCCACTCGCCATAGCCATCCCTGTCAGGCCACTCCTTTACTATGTAAACATAGCCTTGAGCGTCTACCGCAGCCCACAAAGAAACAAAGTTTCTTGCGCCAGCAGGGTCAACTACTTGATAGATAGTGTATCTGCGCCTGTCTCTAATGTCAGGCAACTTATGCCCATACTTGTTAGGCTCGTCCGTTAGGACGTTTACGGTAGTGCTAAACTTCGGTAAAAGGGCTGTAATGCTTCTTACAGGGTAGCCGTAGGCACGGACAAGGATCTGCTCATCTGATCTGCCTCTAAGGTCTTTCTTGATACGATCATAACCCCCAAAAGGGTTTTCGTCCGAATGCAGATAGATAATAGCAGCGTCACGATTAGGGCTATATTGCTTTACGGGTAACTTCCTGTTGTTTAACAGCTCAGCTTCTCTAGTCTCCAGGGTCTCTGCTCCCTTGGCGTAATCGCCTATAAATGGAGTATATCCATCAATCGGGGTAAACCCAATAAGCATTGAACTATCTCTGGTAGCAAGACGAAAACGCAAGGTATCAACCAAGGTTGCATCGCCCAGATATTCATCGAGCCAAGCACCAACATTGAATCCAGTCGGCTTAGAAAAGCCAAACTCAAAACCTTCAAGGATGCTTTGGTTATTGCTGAACTGCGTATATGTTTTAAAATCAACACGGGTTCTGGTGTCAGGGAAGATGAAAGACTTGGCTGTAAAGCCATTTTGCATAGAAAAGTTAATATATCCCTCGATGCCCTTAGTCTTTTTCTTAAACTCCTTTGGCATCATTTCCCAGATTGCAGCCTGCTGAACCTTAATAGATGTATCCTCGTTCTGACTAAAGCATACGATGTGTCCATCTGTGCTCTCTGTAACTGCCTGCATTACTATCTTAGCGCATCCAGTGGTCTTGCCAGATCTATTGCCTCCCAGGGCTAAGACCTCGTTATAGTTAGCCATCCCCCATTTGATCCTGTTCCAGCCATCTAGGTCAAAACCATGCTTTAGGGGCTCATTGGCAGCACTTACAATAGCTTCTTCGTGAGACTTGTGCCACCTGAGTAGCTCCTCCGATCCTTCTTTAGTTTCGGTAAGTCTAATAATCTCCTCATCAGTTGGGGGCTGAAGAAGAGGATGATGGGTAAAGTCAATCATTTATGATGTTACCGACTCTAGCATAGCCGGCTATGTCTACCCAGTTATCGCGCTTGTTGGCGTTCATCTGACGGGTAATCTTTAGTGCTACCATAGCTAGTGCTACCTGGTTAGGAGTTATCTCCTTCTCAAAGATAACTGACCACATGGCTGATACGCGGTCGAACTCAACCTTGCAGTCCCCGTAGTCTTCGTTTCTTGCACCCTTGGTTATCTCTAACGCTTCTATTAGTATATCTTTGCTCATAGTTTTATTACGGAACCTCCATCGTCATCATCATCTTCGTCATCCCAGATTATGTCCATGTCGTCTGCACTGTCTTCAATGAGGTCTTTTGCTCTGTCTATGAGCATAATAGCAACCATCCAGTTGTTGTAGTCCCAGATAAGGTTGCCTTCCCTGTCTATTGCTATGACAGCATAGTTATCGAAATGCTCTGATAACCTGTTCTTTATGTAATTTAAAGACTTATTCCCCATCTTGTTCATCTATTATATCGGCTTTCTTGATCTTAGATAACACCTGTTCCCTAAGTTTCTGAGCATCCTCTATAGTAGCTACCTTGCGCTCCTCAGTTATGACTGTAGCATCGCCACGGGAAGTAGATGCTTCCCTGTGTGCGTTTGTTAGAGCTATAGACAGATCCTTGAGATCCTTGAATGATGCCTCGATGTCACCTTCCTCTAAGCGTTTACGCAACTTACCTACTAAATCCTCAGTAAGGGAGCTGAGATTGACGTAGTTACGACCTGATAGCTTACCCCCAAGCTCCCGGAACTTGCCTTTGTGGTCTGCGTAATCGACCAAAGTGTTGATAACTGTCTCCCGATCAAAGCCATGCTTCTTAACCATAGCTGTCTGAGATACGCCAGTGCCATACAGATAGAGGATATTAGCCACTTTTTCGGGGTCATACCTGCTCAAGCTCTTAATTTGTTGCGCTTCCTTATGATAGGCAACATCTTGTATAGCTGACTTGATCTCGGACACCAGGGCCTTCTTCTCTGGGGTAATGTTTTCTCTATTTTCCACTAAGGGAACACCTATACCATTTAATATATAAGTCAAGTTATAAACTAAATTAGACTTTGGTATGTTCCCATTTGGGAAAATGGGGCTAGACACGCTATCGAGGGTTAATTTTTTCTGAGATGACGTAATATATTAATACAAATAAAATAAAAAAAAATAATGACCCCCGCCCCCGGGCTCTTTGATGAGTCAAAATACAAACTTTGAGTCGTCAAAGTGTGCATGGCTGCCGAGCATGGCCCGAGATTTTTGACCTGCTATTTCCTGCTATTTTTCCGACTGATCGAGCTCTCATTTTTCTCAGGCGGACTCAACATATTGTCCCCGAGCATGAGTCCCATCTTAAGGGAGCGGAAAAGCCCTGAGTCTCCTCGAGCTCCTGAGCATCTCCTGAGCCCTTGTCCGATCTCCTCGACTCCTGAGCCTCCTGAGCATTTGAGAGCCCTTCTCGAGCTCCTGAGTCCTCCTGAGCATCTCCTCCTGAGATTATACTCAGTCAATGCACAAGCCTCAGCTCCTGAGAGCCTCCTGAGAGCCTTTGGACTCCCGAGCCTTAGCTCTTACCTTAGGACACAAAAGAGCCCCGAGAATCACTCCTCAGGGCTCAATGCTTGTTATAACTCTCGAGAGCTTATCGTGCTTTCTTTTTCATCGTATAATCGAGCATTTTTCTAGCTAGTTGAGAAG